TAACACGATAGGGAAAGAGAGAGAATGAGAGAGACAACAATTACGGGCTACAGAATCGCCTATCCGGGCGACTACTGGCCCGCACTAGAGAGCGCTTACGCTAGTAGAGGCGAGCAAGAGAGAGCACAAGCTCTAGGGTTTGATCACTTCGGCAGCGGGAGCCGGTGCTATCGGTGCGGGTTCTTATGCGAGGGAGAGGACGATAGCGAGTAAATACGGTAGGCTGCCTACTGTCCTCTCTACGAGGGAGAGGACGGTGGGGAGCAAATCGCTCCACAATAGATAAACGAAAGAGAGAGAAGTATGAATGTAATATCGAAAGTAGAGTTATCTACTACCTGCCAATGCTACGCTTGCGAAACCTGCAATATAAGCTACTTAGGAGAGGGAGAATGCTACGAATGCGATACACAATTAACACCGGCGCGTTACTGTGACTCTGTATGCTGGGAAGATAGCAATAGTGCAGCGGAATATGCGCTAGATGATTACTTAAAGTCCGTAAACAACCCGGAATATCTGAAGATAGACGGGTCGCGTATGGGCTGGCAAGGTTTATCCGGCAGCGCAACCGTACCGGCACAATGGAATAAATTAAGAGACGCTCTAGCGATTAACGGTGATTACACCCTAGTAATAGAGATAACTAACGAATCTTTCACGGTCCGGCGCTTATCTCACGATGAACCTACCGGTGCTAGATTCGTAATCTCTCCAGCGCAAGGAGAAGAGTAATGCCTAAGACTAAGAAGAAGCCTAGCCTCTACGATCACTCACTAGAGGAGTGCGAGAGAGTATCTACTGAACACCTAGACTATTGCCAAGAGTGCGGGGAATTGACCGCCTGTACCTGCCTAGCTTCTATCGTGGAAGAGTGGGAGATTAAGGCAACCGGAAGCGAGGGGGAATTCGCCTACGCTTACGACTACAAGGAGAAGGGAAGCCTAGTCGGCTACTTTGGTTATGCTTCTAGCTACCGCGAGGCTATGGACTCGATAGCTCACGCCGTATTATGTAAGAGGAAGGGGTGAGCGCGTGAGCATCTTTGAAATCTCAACGAGTTGGGTTAGTGGACTCGCTCAAATTACAGTTTACGCGCTGATCCTTGGCGCGGGTGTATGGATACTAAGCAAAATCGAAATTAAAGAGAAAGAGGGAGATAGCAAGGCAGAGGCTAGACCCTATGCGCCTGCAATGGAGATCGACGACATCATAAAACAAATCGAGGAGGAGCAAGGAAATGGAAACTGAGGCAATGCCCAAGGTTATTACGGCTATGAGGCTTGTAAGTTATACAACAGAACAGATTATTGAACTCATAGCAGAGGTGAACGAAAAACCTATGAGCGAAGTAACGCTTGAAGAGGTAATGGACAGAATTGCCGACTATGCCGTAGAGGACTTGGCTTATTCGGGCAATGGTATCGTTTATCAAGATGAAAATGGAGGAGATATTTATGAATAAGGAATACTATCAAGCAAAGGCAGACCTCTGCCGCGATTTAGCTATCAAGCAAATGGTAGAGGGCAAGAGTGGGGAAGCGGGCAAGAACCTGCTCCGTATGGTCAATGCCCTAAATGAAATCAACCTAATCAACTACAAGGAGGAGAAGGCTAATGAGACCGCCTAATCTTTATACCTGCGTGAAGTGTCACACCGACATAGAGGAAGATGATGTGGTGTGGGCAGACAATAAGGGAAATGTAGAAATACACACTTACGCATACTGCGTGGGGTGCTTACCAAGTCAGGAGGAGGGCAAGTGAAACCGGTCAATTTCTATGAGGTTCAAGACCGCAAGGGAGATGTGGCTTGGGGTGGGGCAAGTGCGCTTCAAGCGGTGGAGTGGTTGAGAAGAGGGCTAGATAACTCTATCTATGTCTCAGTATGGGACGAGACAGATATAGAAGAACCTAAACTAATCACCGACAAGATCGAAGTTACTAAGCTCGTATTAGCTACGATTATGGACGAGAGGGAGAGAGCGTGAGCCTATTCCTAGCAGTAACCTTTATCTCTATCCTTGCCTACCTGCTTGTAGTGTGGGAGGATAAGCTCAATGATAGATAAGGTAGAGGAAAAGAAGAGATACTTGGCAAGGGAAAGAGAATCAGACCTACGCCAGAGGCGAATTGAATCGGCTGCTGCTCAAGCGGTGCGCCAGCGTAATCACCGCAGGGCCAGAGACCGGGCGTTAGTGCGACTATCCCGGCTCTATCCTGCCGACTATCGTAAGTTATACGAGGAGGAGAGGGCGCGTGACCAAGCAGAAAATAAAACGTGGCTTGATATACACGGCAGGACTAACGGTGGCCTTAATACTCCTGGACGTCCCGCACGTGAAGCATCCAACGCTGGATCTAAACAAGCCAGCGATATTCGAGAACCGGAAAGCTACCTGGGAGGAGAAGCGTGAGAACAGAAGGATCGCAAAAGCCTACGCTAAGGCTGGTTGGGGGTGGGAAGGCAAGGAGTGGATCTGCCTTAGACTACTCTGGACTTACGAATCCCGCTTCGACCACCTCGCACAGAATCCAAAGTCAAGTGCTTTTGGAATACCTCAACTCCTTGGAATGCGAGATAGAGAACCTGGAATACAGATTCTCAAAGGCTTGCGTTACATTGAACATCGTTATGGCTCGCCTTGTAGAGCTTGGACTCATTGGCGCAAGCACAAGCACTACTGAGGAAGATAGTGTAGAATAAAGAATTGCTGGTAGTTATTCTCTTTCGACCAGCAATATAAGCCCCGCAGGTTTACTTCATTTTCTTGCGGGGTTTATTTATTTATCTGTCAAATAGGGTCTGGCCCTCAGAAGGTGAGAGAGGGAGAGGACCAGACCCTATTCATTACGCTACCGCAGTCTGCACAGGAGGGAGTGCAGGCTTCGGCGTGGATGGAACGCTCAACTTCGAGGGTAGTCGAGCAGTTCGGACATCTATATTCATAGATCACAAAGTCAAACCATAATCTATATGTAGGAAGCCAACAACCTTACGCTTCTTAGAAGTGTTAGCAAACTCTGTGGTCGCAGGCATCCAGCGCTCTTCCCAGAAAGGTTCAGGAACCATAGTCAGATGAAATGCCCACTTACCTGTTGGGGTGGAGTTGATATACCAAGGCTCTAGGTTGTGATAACTAGCCTCAAAACATAGGCGTTCATACTTGCTCTTCTCAATCAACAGTTCATCATAATGAGTATGCCTACACTTTAGTTCAATGAAGGCTCCCATTGCATCGGAGATGCAGTCGAAAGAATCGTAAGTCCCCTCTGCTTTTCTAAGGTCGGGGAAGCGAGAGTCCTTTAGATAGTCAAAGAGTTCTTGTTCTCTCATTGCCAGGGACTGTCCCCACCTAGGTTATTCTGTAGCGCTCGCAAGGCATTGTTAGCCTTACGCTCAGCAGTAGAGATAGCACACTCTAAATACTGAGATAACTGTTGCAAGGTTATGTTCTCGTAGTAGCGTAGCTTTAAGATATCCTGCTCTTCCTTACTTAACTTCTCATAACTCTTCTTAATATCTATCAGCATTGCCAGCAGGTTGCCACCTTCAGCCGGTGCTCCAGGCTTGCGTGGCTGTCCATCGTTAATCATTACTTGACTCTGCTCCAAAGCAGTATCCTTGATTACACTCTTGATTACAAATGGCAGGAGTTGAGCGATAGTTACCGTGTCATAATAAGCCTCATCGTTGATACGATAGCCAGACTTGACTGCCTTCTCCTTGCGAGAGTATCTCTCTAAAGCTCTGCGTATCTGCCAAGCAACCTTCTTCTCATTCCACTTGCGAATCAGATCGTTCTCTTCGCTAAGTAATTCATTGAACTGCTCTGCCCTAGATAGGGTAAATGCCCAAGCCTCTTGCGTTAAATCACCTCTCTCCACCCATTGACGATACCGGCGGTAGATAGTTAGAACTACGCTAGGTATGATGTCTTCTAAAGATGGGTGAAGTTGGTTAGTCATTAGGCAGTTCTTATTCTTTGTTGAGCAATCTCATAATATTCAGAGTCTATTTCAATGCCTATAAAATTACGATTCAATAATTTGCAGGCTAATCCTGTTGTGCCTGAACCCATAAATGGATCTACTATTGTGTAATCAGGTGGCAGAATACCAACAATTCTTTTCATAACCTCTAAAGGCATTTGACAAGGATGTTTTGTTTTTTCTTTTGATACATTTTTTATTTGGTTAATCTCCCACCAGTCATAGAGCCTTGCTGTTTTACCATCAGCAATTCTTTGCACAATTCTTTTGTCTGTTAGATTTTTATATGGCTGTCCATATTGCCTAAAGTCTGGTTTGATACCAAAAAATGCTATATCCCTATGTTGTTTTGCTGTGTTGGAGTTATACACCCAACTAACAACTTTATCAGGAAACTCGCCAACTTGAAATGCTATCTTATATATCTCTTCTGGATAATGTATAACAACAAACGAAGAGTATTGGAATATAGAAGCAAGCATTTCATAGTATTCCTGTGAATCCATATTATCTTTGTAATTGTTATAGTGATACCCAATATTAAAAGGCGGATCAGTAACAATCACAAACTTTTTTTGTTTTACATTTATCTTAGGTAATTCCTCTGAACAGTCACCTAAAATTAGTTCACTTTTAATATCAGTCATTGGGCAGTTCAGGCCACTTTTTATCTAGCACCATAATTGCAATGGCGCTGTAGTTCATCAAATCAACAAAAGAATCTCGTAATGATTCATTACTAGGCGCTACATTATTATCAAGAAGGTTATTTATCCTAGCTACCTTGTCCCATATCCTTACGCGTAATCCATTCAACGCACCACCTGGGCTATGTGCCACGTTCAGGGGTCCATAATCCTTATGCTTGCGAAGCAGAAGTCCACCAGCGGTGTCATAGACTCGCCACATAGCCTCTATAAATTCTTCACTTACTTTCGTATGGGCTGTGGCTTGCAGGTTATCGTTCCATTCTTGTAATCTATCGAGACTATTATCATCCCCATATCCATCAATAATCTGGCTGCCTCTTGGAGATCTTTTTTCTTGCTCATTCATCGTACTCCCCCTACTAGGTTGGTTAGTTCTTCTCTACCATTAGCCAGGTAAAAGTCCGTAATGTCCATACCTGGTGGTAATTGTACTATTTGTGAATTTATTACCTCACTTGCGACACGCCGAGAGAACTCTGCTCCTGGATTAGTCTCTTTATCTTCTCTCTCATCATTATCACCGATGATATAAACCATATCAAAACCATTAAATAACTTTGGATAGTAAGGTTTCCAAGCAGCTACACCTGGTACACCTACTGCTGGGATACCTGCTTCATTCATAATTATGCAATCAAACTCACCTTCACATATAACTATCCGGTAACTGTCATAGGTGACTGCATTGACGTTATACAGATGGGTCTTCTGACCAACCGGTGCGCTATACTTAGGCTTCAAATCATCTAATCTACGGAACTTAAAGCCAACGCAGATATCCAAAGCTGTAAAGTATGGAATAGATATCCACCCTGTATAACCTTGATGACCTTCTATCGCATCGGTGATAGTGCCGAGTCGATACTTTGCAGCGGTGAGTTCAGATATTCCACGTCCGTCTAGATAAGCGAGCGCCTCTTCGCTTATTTCTTGACTGTAATGATCCGCCGCCTCTTGTAACGATTTCGTTTGCATATTCGAGAGCATCCTTGAAACTCATCTCCTCCTTGACCATAACTACGTCTACTGCTGAGCCACCCTTACCGCAGGTAAAGCAGTAATATAAATTATTCTCTGTATCTATAGCAGCGCTACGTCTAGTGTCATCGTGCATACAACAACGAACAGATATGTTCTTGCCGTACTTTACTTCACCAGCGTAGTGCTTAACTATTAAATCTATGGGGATTGCAGTCGCATCAGAGTTGGCTTTTCCCCGCGTCTTACGACCCACCCTGCTCCAACCTTGTGTTGACACGGGCAATCTCCTTTGCAGTATCCGTGTAACTCTTCTGCCTTATCGTAACTGCCTCTGGCGTTGAAGTCTCCGCCTATCTGACAGTTAACGCATATCATTCCTTAACTTCTTCCACCTCGGCATCGGGGCCGAGAAGAAATTCATCGTACATAGAGTTATCACCGGTGTCATAGATATCTTGCGCTAGTAGGCAAGCCTCATCCTCGGTGAGCGCCTTTACTTGCACAACAACTCGACGTTTCATTATCAGTTCAACTCTGTATTTCTTTTTGCCATCATTCTTTCCATCTTTGGCAACCCAAATTTTACTACTCGTTATGTCACCTTGTGGTGTTGGCATTTTAGTCACTACTACCTTTCCCCATCTCTGGGATTGTGTTAGATATTTCTTTCTCCAAGTTGTTCTCTTCTGCCGTTTTAGTGGCTTTAGCACTAAACCCATCTACCCACTCCTCTAATGGCTGTACTACCCAAGCCTGTTCTATGCTTGCATTGCGTCTCTTTACTATGACAAAGGCCGGAGGTGCAACCACTTGTCCTCTAGCCTTCGCATAGTTGGCTGCCTCAGTCTGGGCTTCTGCCCAAAACTGAGGAAGATTGGTTGACTTACGATTCTTACACTCCAAAATATAGGTCTGACCTGCGATTATGGTAACGACATCGCCCTCATCTTTGGCACCTGCCTTAGCAAGTCTTTCAGCAAAGTGTCCTAGTTTGCGTAGATATTTCACAATATCCATCTCAAACTTGCGTCCCTTAGCCTTGTTATATGAACTCATATCACCACCTGGTTAGAACGAAGAATCATTCTTCCGTGTGCATTACTGTCGCTTATCTGGCAAGAACCATAGTTTGTGAACAAACTAATATAGTCCCTGCCATCGGCAGTATGCTTACCAAATCTATTCTTAACTGCTGCAACCCGAAGCACATTACTCCAAGGATCAAAGCCAAGAGTAAGTATCAGCGCTGGTAGTTGTGAGACTTTACCGTGAATGGCTCGCCTAGCTGGTGGCTCTGTTGTAGGACCATACTCACTCTGCTCTGATACGTGATGTAGCACCATCACACAGGCTTCGGTTTTCCTAGCCATATCGTGAAGCTCTACCATAATTGCTCGAAGTCCTGCCCATTCGTTATCTGTTTCAGCAACGACATTCATCAGGTTATCTATCACAATTAACTTAGGACTAATTCCATAGAGTTCAACGTATGCCTTGACTTCATCTTCAATGTCATCAAGTGATGGACTTGAATCAAAGACCCATTCAATGTGGCTCATCTGCTCTAAGTAACTGCTGTAATAGTCGGACTTGTTCCTGATGTTATTCTCAACTGTCACCTGTGCGTGACCTGAGATATGAGATGCAGCTCGGATCATTACCGTTGCTGTATCTGTATCAGCCGAGAAGAAAAGCGTAGGTATCTGCGCTCTGATGGCATAGACCAAAGCAAACATAGACTTACCAGCGTTAGGTGCGGCAGCTATCATACAAACCTGACCTCGCCGGAAAGATATATCTTTAGTCTTTAGGTCCTGCCAAACTAAAGGCAACGGTTCAGCATTGCTATGCGAACTGCGCCAAGCTCGGTTTAGCCTAAGCACTATTCTCCCTCGGTAGAATTATGTTACGTTTTTTACGAATCTTCTCTCTCTCTACTGCGGTAAGTCCACCCCACACTCCGTGTCGTTCGTAGTTAATACCCCATTCAGCGCATTCAAGTCGGTGTACACACTCTTTACATATCTGCACTGCTTTGCGAACGATAGTTGTGTCACCACCTTGGTCGGGGAACCAAAGTTCTCCACCAACTTGAGCACATAGCGGAGCCTCGTAATCACGTGGCTCACGCATAGTGTTATGCCCAAATAGTAGCTACTTGCATTTCCTTTGGAACTTTAGCGCCAGCCCATTTAGGACCAGCAGCAGGATCGAACCAACCCTTGTATGGTTTGCCGGTTTCTTTAGCTCTACCGTGCTTTAGAACCATCTTCCCACGAGAGCATTCTGGCGCACTAGTAATGTTGTATATCCAAGTGTTGCCATATTTATCAGTAACTGTTTCTTCCCCGCCAGTAGATGCCACTACTGGGGTGTTAACTGATACGGGCGCAGCAGTTCTAACGCCTGCGAAAGATTGGCTAACGCTTCCAATGAGGGCAGAAAAGTCCTGCGCTGCTGTTAGCAACGCCTCTAGTTCTTCCTTGTTAGCAGCGTATAGATTGATAAGTGTTCCATCGGGTGACTTGAAGTTCACTTGGAACTTAGTTGATTCGGGTGCAGCCATTTACTTTCCTCCAGTTTGTTTGATTGAGAGCCTTGCGCTCTCCTTACCTTGCTTAGTCGGCACGAAGCCAAGTGCTTTCTCCACCGCTTCCTTGTCGACTGTGTTACTTTGGATAGAGGTCCATTTGATCTCTATGCCAGTGTTTGTAACTCCAGTTATTCCAAACAAGTTATCACGTAACTCGTTCCTCTTTGTTTCTAAATTCTTTATCTCTTCGTCTATCTGCAAGTAATGCAGCGCATTCTCGCTTGCTTCTTCGTCTTCTAAAACTGGCAATTCAGTCTTGATACGTTCTTTTTTTAGACCAACGCATCCTATCTCGCCTGATGCGTCATAGAATTTGCAATAGAGTTTACAATATGACTCATCGCGCTCCGGCGCTGGTGCCTCAACTGAGACCTTGATGGCCTCTAACCAACTCAAGGCTTGTAGTGCTACAGATTCATCGTATGGTTCAGAATGGATTTTGATATCTCGTTCGTCACCATCTCTTGGTATGGCTACCAGATTGACAGTTCGGGGCTTCCCCTTACCCGCCTTATCAATTAGGTAGCCATAGACCTGTACTTGCCAGCGCTGCTGTTGACTCGGAAAGAATGAAAGGTTTTTTGCCTTGACGGTTTTCCAGTCAATTACATCACCGGTTTCAGGCACAAACGCATCTACGTGCGCCTTCATACCGTTGTATTCCACAGTCTGTTCAAGCACTATTGAGTTGTTGCCAGCCAAGGCCAATTCAATGGCTGAATGTATAGCCGTTCCCATTATGGCAGCGAGCTTTAACTCACCACCGTTGGTCGTTGGCTGGTTGTGTAGTCGATACCAAACCTTGCGGCGACAACCACCTAGTTCTGATGGACCGATCTCTGCTTGGTTGCTTCGACCTCGCTGATTTTCTTTCTCGTGAAGAGTTTTAATCAGCAATTCTTTTATATCCATTTGTGCCACCTCGTAATTGTAATGTTAAAGAATAGCAGGTTCAACTGACATACCGATGCCTGATGGATATTAGTCGGTACTTCGTAGATTCTGTAATAATCAAATCCAAAAGCAAAGTTAGTTAAATGATGACGGTTTATATGAACCGTTAACCACTTGAAATCTTTATACATTAGTACTCCCTCCGTTGAGTCACCAACTGTAAAGGCAGAGCGGTATTGACATCAAGCACCGAAGCAATCTCTACGGCACGTTGGGCGTGTCGCTCAGGCTTACTGCTAAGTAGATTATCACTGAGGCCAGCAAGATAACCAAGGCCGAAAGAACCACCCGACCCCAGACCGTAGATACCTCGGTCACTTTTGATAAACGAGAGGTCAACCGCAATGTGGAATAGGTTGCCATTAAACGCAACAAGGTAGTCGAACCCTGCTTCTTTGTCTTTCGTAGCTTCATAAGGATCATATCCATTCTCTTTGAATGCCGCGAGTATGGACGGCATTACTTTCTTTCCCATCCATTGGATAGGGTCTGCGCCTTTATAGGTCGGCGGAGTCCAGTTATACGAAAGGATATCGCCAGGTCTAGAGTCGCCCGTGATACCCAGCAAGTATCTACCAACGGAGATTATCTTCGGAGTCTTAGTTGATATAGTCCGTAAGTTATCTTCAGTTATCTGAGAATCAGCAACTAAGATACAGCGGTCATCTAGTTCAATACCAACAAGGGTTGTCATAAGATAGAAAACTTTATCCTTTCCTTCGGCGTGTCGCGCCAGCGACACTCTCATAAATCTCTACAATATGAGCGATAGCGAATCAACTATAGGCGCCAGATATCGGCGGCGCCCATTACAGTAGGCGGCGCGAAGCGCCGAGGCGACCGACATCAGGAGGGAGCCGTCCTTCTATGCTCCGTCTACTCCGGCTGCTATTAAATAATACAGCACTGCCACCGGTTAGAGCTGCAGACTTACGTTCTATTGGTCCAACCCACGCCTGTAGTTGTGGTTGTACAGTCTTTAGTACCTATGTCCAATTCGAGGACTATGAGATAGTTTGGTATACCCTTGATGTTCAATGTGCCAACTGTGGCAACCTACTCAAAGCTCCTTGCCCTATAGATAAACCACAGCAAATTTAGGCAACAAAAAAGAACCCCCGCCATTTCTGACGGGGGTTTTCTTGCTCGCAGCCTGCTCTAAACTATTTCTTGCCGCGTCCAAACTCTGATGCGGATGGGTCTATCCATTTAAGGACTGGACCAAGGAATCCTGCAAGAGCTGCAGTTCCTAGTACCTTCAGATCGGTTTCGCCAGCAAGGTATAGTGCGATGGCAGCGGCTGCTGCTGCACGGAACCAGGTAAGCGATACTTGCTTTAGTGTTTCCATTTAGATTGCCTTTCGTTTAATTGATATTTCCAAGGTGTAAACTTTGCAGGGACATAGCACCACTGCAGGAGCAGGTTCAACAGGCTCGGAAATTTTTTTCTTTGCTTGAGGCTGTAGTTTAGCCAGGACTTGATTGATTACCTTTGGCTGGTTTAGCCACCAGAACCAAGGGCTAGTATCGCCACTCTTATCAGGATAGATATTGATATGTAGATGCTTAGTATGAGGGTTACTACCGCTATAAGGCCGATTGCCAGACTTAGACTTAGCCCTAGACCAAATCTTTTTATTGAAGATGAGATACTCAACGCGCTCATCCTCCTTTAACTTCTCGAAGATTTCCTCGCAGTCAACACCCGCAACAGGATCGTGAGTCAAGTCCACAGCAAGACCGGTGTTGTGGTCTGAGTTGGGGTTCTGCTTGACGTGTGCCGATGAAGGCAACAACCCGTCTGACAATTTCTTGCGCTTCGGAAACAATGCTGTCGCTTGGCGTAGAACAGCAATAGCTGCAGGACTGGCTTTTTTTGCCAACGGCTTCATCCATTATCTTCTTTCCTAGTCACTATCTCGTAATGGAAGGCATTGGAATCCTCCGTGCTCCACTTCTTCTTATCTTCAACATCCCATTTATATTCGTTAATAATCCTATGTATGATTGGATTGCCATACTTGACAGTATAAGATGGCTCAAATACAAAGATTCTATTGTTAGGCTGGATAGCATAATTGCCATCATCTCGCTCTATTACGTGACCACACTTATGCTCATCAGGTGTCTCAGAGTATCCATCATCTAGCCTGTTACTATCAGAGTTATGCCAGTCCAGAGTGAATAGATACTTACCATTAACCTTTGTCTTGTTCCTGTCTACATAGTGCAAACTCAGATTGGTTAAGTTTGCAAACTTGGTTACTGTGATAAATGGGCTAAAAGAGTTCCATAGGACTAGGTTGTATAGGCTCTCTTGTGGTACACCAGGTGTCTTGCAGAAAGCATTGATGGGCATACGCCACCATAGCCCGCCATCTTCCATCATAAAATGAAAGAGTGGACTCCTATTCTGCACACTACTCACCCCGAATATCACGCAAGGAAAGTATTGGTCAAAGCTATCCTTCTGATTACGCAGGAAGTTACCTCTGACAAAGCAATCTATCGGCGGGATATTGGCGTTTAACTCAGGCATTTATCTTTTGATTGCTTCTTTGACCAGCTCGGTCAATAATTCAACCTTCTCCTCTAGCAAATCAATCTTGTCTTTCAGACTAGAGCCACCATTGGGACGTAGTTCATATAGGTAATGCTTGACCATCCAGCGCACAGCGCCAGCAAAACCAGCAATCACTGTCATTACAGCGACAGCCAATCCCAACCATTCTGTGGGTGTCATCTATACGCTCCGTATCGTTACTAGCAAAGTGCCTCCAAAGCCTGAGAAACGCTTATCTGTTGGTGTGCGGTTGATAAAGTCCATCTCTTCTATAAGTCCGATGAAGGACTCACCTATTCTGAAATCCTGAACGACAATGGTATCGCCAAGGTTTTCTACTGCCTCTAGTTGTTGCATACGATCCCAAGCAGAGCCTTCGTAGCCCACTTCTACGCCAAACTTATCGCTCTCGTGGTCATAGCAGAATACTGGATATTGAACCAGTCTCTGACGAGGCGTTGCTACCAAAGATTTAATCTGATAGCCGTTGAATGTTGGGCCAAGTGTTGTATCAGATGTGGACCTAGTAAAGGTAAACTTAAATCCTAGATACTCTTGAGCTGAGGCAGGATAAGGGATACCGCCCTCTGTGATGGTCTCACCCTGTGAATAGGTTCCGATATTGTATGAGGTTCCAGCAGCATCAATAGATTGCAGGCTCAAGCCACCATTGGTAGAGATGAATCTAGGAAAAAGCAACTTGAATATCTTAGGCTCTAAAGTGTTATAGCGGATATAACCAGTCTGCAGATAACCAGATGCAACCTTGACTCCGTATGACTCAATCCATACCCCATCACCTGGAACGCTGAATGCTACGCGATCTGTGCCACCAAGGAAAGCTGTAGAGTTGGTAAGAGTAGTCTCGCCAGAGGCGCATACATCCCAAGCATAGGCAAAGATTAGACTGTTAGTGACTACTGGCTGTGATAGGTCAATACGGACTAGACCTGATTCACCATCTTGCTTGGTAGATACATAAGCAAACTTATCTCTAAAGACCACATC